CTCTTAACTTCTCTCCTATTGACACAGGTAACTTAACACTTGCTATTACTGATTATATCGGTGATGCTTGGAAAGTTTCTGATGACCTTCGTGAAGATGGTTCTCAAGTAGACACACTCATGGCTATGCGTGCTATGGAATCTACTCGTGCATTAGGTGAAAACCATGAAACTAAGTTTTTAGCAGCTACTAACTCTGCTCAAACAGGTGCAGATGCTAACTTAGTAAATGGTCGTCCACATCGTTGGGTTGCAGGTGGTGCAGGTGCTACTACTCGTAACATGACATTAGATGACATCATCGCTATGAAATTAGCATTTGATAAAGCTAACGTTCCTTCAGGTGGTCGTATCGCTATCGTTGACCCTGTTGTTGAAGCTACATTAAACAGCATTCAAAACTTAGTTAGCGTATCTAACAACCCAATGTTCGAAGGTATTGTAACAGAAGGTTTTGCTCGTGACCATAAGTTTGTAAGAAACATCTTTGGTTTCGACATCTACACTTCTAACTTCTTACCATCACTAACAGCTACAGAAGCTATCAATGGTGCTGCTTATGGCTTAGCTAATGATACTGCTGAAGTTGGTGACAAGGCTAACGTATTCATGTGTGTTGCTGATGATTCATGCAAACCAGTTATGCACGCTTGGAGACGAGCTCCTCAAACAGAAGGTTGGAGAGATCAAGAAGAAAGAGCTGACAAGTATCAAGTTACTTCTCGCTTTGGTTTCGGTGCTCAACGTGTAGATACACTTGGTGTTATTTTAACTGACGAAGCTACATATTAATAGGGAGACGAAACAATGAGCTATGAAAATGATGCAAAAAGAGGAGTAGCTAATCACTATGGTCCTCGTGGAACTGATGCCAAGTATGGTGGTCAGGCTAAATCAACAGGTAAGGTTAAACGTGCTGAGTGGACTTTCACTTATGACGACTTACCAGTAGCAGGAGCTAACAACTTAGGTCACGTTATTCCTGCTAATGCAACAATCGTATCTGCTAAGTTTATTGCTGATGAAGCATGGACTACAGGTACTGCACTTAACGTAGGCTTGTATAAAGCTGACGGATCAGGTGTAGTAGATGCTGATGCTTTTGATGCTATCGCTAATCCTGCAGCAGGTGCTCTTGTAGTAGGTGATGGTGCTTTAGTAGGTGCCTCTATTGGTGCCGTAGCAGCAGAACTACAAGTTACTGACACAGTAGGTGACTACGATGGTGGTAAAGCAACAGTTATTGTTGAATACTACGTTTAATTAGGATAGGGGTCTTCGGACCCCACCTAATCTTTTAGGAATATATATTTATGACAATACAACATAACATTATCACAGATCCAGATATACATGAACCTAAGGGTGTAGCATCAGCTACAAGTGGTAAAGTATATATTTCTAATGGATCAGGTTCAGGTGCATGGGAATACCCTCCTGGTAAAGCTCATGCTGAAATCTATATAGCAGGTGGAACAACTGCTCATACATTAGCAGGTGCTTCTGCTTATTCTTTACTTAATCCAAGTGGAGAATGGACTGCCTCAGGTAATGAAGACATTCTTACAGTAACTCCAGGTAGTGGTATTATTACTCTTAACCAAGCAGGTCACTATTTAGTAACCTTTTGGATTAACTTTACAACAACAGCTATTGCTTCAGGATCTGCTTATAACTTTAAATATGCTCTTGATGGTTCAGTAGGAACTAGATTAAGTTCTGTTGTTAAACCTACTAATAATGTTGATAAACTAACATTATCATCAACAGGTACACTAGCAGCAACAGCAGGTCAAACCCTATCAATGTTTGTAGGTGGAGATGGAACTTCTTCAGGAGAAGCTATTACTCCTACTGAAGCAGGTTTAGTTGCTCTATTCTTAGATTAGGAAATAAATTATGGCTAAAATGACACTACTTGAAATAGTACAAGACATCATGTCAGACATGGATTCTGATGAGATTAATAGTATTAATGATACAGTTGAAGCTCTTCAAGTAGCACAGATTATTAAATCAACTTACTATAATATTATAGATGGTAAAGACTTTCCTTTTCTTTATGAATTATTTCAATTAGAATCTAGTGGAACTGCTTCTAGACCTACTCACATGAGTCTTCCAGAAACTATTATTGATTTAAAAACTATAAGTTATAATTGTAGAAAATCAACAGATACAAAAGACAAGTACAAAGAGATTCTTTATAAAACACCTGAAGACTTTCTTTATATCTTAAATCAAAGAAATAGTTCAGAGTCTAATGTTACTACTGTAACCGACACTACAGGTATTTCATTACTTATTTACAATGATAAAGCTCCCCAATACTTTACTTCATTTGATGATGATAATCTTGTATTTGATTCTTATGATAATATTGTAGACTCTACTTTGGTTAAAGCAAAGACTCAATGTCATGGTAAACGTTCAGTAGCTTTTACATTATCTGACACTTTTACACCTGACTTACCAGTGCAAATGTTTACATACTTACTTGCTGAAGCTAAGTCAACTGCTTTTGTAACATTAAAGCAGATGGCTAATCCTAAAGCTGAACAAGTGTCTACTTCTCAAAGACGTAGAATGGCACAAGAAGCTTGGAAACTTAAAAAGGGTATTACATATCCAAACTATGGTAGAAGAGCAGGAATAAAAGGAAAACCTAACTACTAATGAGCCAACTAACATCAAACACACAAGCCTTTGTACATTCACAACAGTATGGAATGGTGAAGAAACCTGGAGTGAAAGTTACAAATCCGTTTAAACAATTTCAAATTAAGTCAACAAAGAGGAAATAAATATGGCAGAAGACAAGAAAAGTAAACAATTAAAGAGATTTAGTCCTTCTAAAAGAAATACAAATAAAAAGAAGATAGATGAATATCTTACTAAAAGACAGGCTGATACTAAACTTCCTAGTCAAGTATATTCACCTGTTGATACAACGGGTCGCCCTGATTACACAGAAACAACTACTCGTAAAAATGTAAGAGTATCTCCTTCAGTTAAACCTAATGAAGACATGAGCAATAGAGCTACAACTTATACTGATAAATATCCTAAGTATGAAACTTCTTCTTCTAGTTCTAGTATGGAAAATACTTCTTCTATGCCTACAGAATCTAATAAAGAAACAGCTACAGGTACACTTTCTGCTAAAACAGAAACTACATCTAGTGATCGTATGTCATGGGCTAGAGAAGCAGAGAAAAAAGCTCGTAAAATGATGGGAGGTCGCTAATGGCTCAAGATCCTAAGATGAAAAAACCTAGTGAAATGACTGCTGAAGAAATTGCAGATATTCGTGATAAGTATTCTACTAAAGCTACAATGGGTGAAGGTAAACCAATGTCACCTATTGATGCAGGTAAGAAACTATACGAAGGTATGAAAAACATAGTACAAGATTCTATGGCAAGAACTATTCAATCTAGAGAAGAAAATAAAGAAAACTACAAGAAAACTAAAATTAAATAACTTAAGGATATACAATGGATACATTTATGACCCCAAATGGTAAGGAGATAAAGATTGTTAATGCTCCAGGTACTGGACATTATAAAATACAATTTACACAAGGTGGAGAACTTCCACATGAATTAACAGGATTCTATACTTCTAGTGCTATAGCACAAGTAGCTGTTCGTAACTATCTATTAAATAATAAAGATAAGTTTGAAAAGAAAGCAGAGAATAAGAAGTTTGTTAATGAGCTAAAACAGTCCTTAAAAGAAAAAGAACAACCTACTGAGGAATAATTAATTGGCAGCTAAAACTGAAAAAGTCTTTAGATCCTTTGTTAAGGGTTTAATTACAGAGGCTAGTCCTCTAACCTTTCCAGAGAATTCCTCTATTGATGAGCAAAACTTTGTTCTTAATAGAGATGGTTCTCGTTCAAGAAGGTTAGGATTAGACTATGAAGGTTTATATGCTAAGACATCTACTGGCTTTACAGCAGATGATATTAAAGAAGGTAAACAATCTTTTCATAGATGGGATACCCCTAGTAGTGATGCTTCGATTGCTATAGGTGTTGTTCGTATTAAAAACAAACTATGGTTTGTAGACTTACTTACAAATGCTCCTAGTGATAACTTATTAAATAGTGGTAGTTCTATTACCATAGCAGGATTGTCTAATAACAATATAGAAACTGCTGTTATTAACAATCAACTACTTATTGTAGGTAAAGATATAGAAAAACCTATACTACTAAACTATAATAGTACTACAGATACTGTAACACAATCTACAGTTGATATTAAAGTTCGTGATATATGGGGTTTAGATGATGGTCTTGAAATAGATGAAAGACCTACAACTTTATCAAATGAACATAAATATAACCTCCGTAACCAAGGTTGGAATGAAGATATTGTTACTAATAGTGGTACTTATCCTGAAGCATTAGATTATACATTCCAAGATAGAGGCTACTATCCAAGTAATGCTGATCAGTGGACAACAGGTAAAGGGTCAGATCCAGGAAGTTCTGCTAACTATGAAAAGTATGATCCTGAGATCATGGAGAAAAACTCTACCTCTAAATATCAAGCACCTAGAGCTTCTAACATTATAGATGCTTTTGATAGAGGTTCTTCAAGAGAAGCTAATACAGATGTAACAGGACTTAATTCAGATACAGAAAATGGTAAAATATCTACTGTTGCTTCTTATGCTCAACGTCTATTCTATTCAGGTATTGATTCTAATATAACAGATGGTGATGCTAGATCTCCTAATTATAATGGTTATATATTCTTTACTCAAGTTGTTACCTCTAATGAAAACATAGGTAAATGCTATCAAGAAAATGACCCTACTGATCCTTCTCTTAATGATGTAGTTGACTCTGATGGGGGTACTATTCAAATACCTGAAGCAACTCGTATTATT